ATAACAACGGCATTACCGCGTATATTAGGGTTTGATAGGAAAGGATACAAAATGCATGGTGGTGCATGCATCGAGTATAGTATGACGGAAGATGAGTGCAGGACAGCACAGCTCACATTCACAAAATCACGGCGGTGGCGTAGGCGCGTGGACGAGTTAAAGAAATCGTTCAGTGCATACGTCAACCAACATAGTGTGAATTGGAATGAAGAGAGGCACAGGTGGTGTCAATTACCCCATGTTAAGCGTGCCTTACGTTTACAAGGCTTGAAGAAGATTGATGACAACATGGAGTGGTGTAGAGGAAATGGTAAGGGTAAGGGTTGGAAAGCGAGTTGTAAGTTGAAGATAGGTGAGTGGGCTAAGTATGGTAAGAAGGCACGGAACATATTAGATCTTGGAGTTGAGTCTTCTTTATATGGTGGTTATGCAGCGGAGTTTGTAAAGAAGTGGTTAACAACGCATACGAAGCAAGGGAAGTGTGACGTTATGTTCATGGGTGACCCATCTTTCGAGAAATTGAAGGAAATGTTTGGCAAATTGGAGAAACCAGAGTATTTGGTTATGCCATTCTTTTCCGATGATGCATGCTTAGCAATTAAATGCCGTGACGGAGTTTTTAGGTGCAATACGGATTTTGTATCAGCCGATTCATCGCATTATCAACCTGTTTTTGACGCGCTACTCGAAATAACTGGAGGCAACGGTGAGCTGAGTGAACACATTCGCATAGCCGTTGAACAATTATCGGCAAAAATCATAGTAAAGGATTGTTACGGTCGTGGTGTTATGAGTTTGCAAACTTTTGAACCAGTGTTATTATCAGGGAGTGTTCTCACAACCATGATTAACAACATTGGTCAGTTAATGTTTGCATGCAAATTGGCATCAGTAAATTGGAGTGAGAAAACTATTTCAGATGCGCTTAAACTTGTGCCAGTTTTAGCGACGCAGGTTGGTTATACTATAACTGTTGATGACGCCACCAAGCATAAGGCGTTGTTGCAGTTTCTGAAATTTTCCCCGGATGAACACAACAGACCGTTTATAAACCTGGGCGTTTTTATTAGAGCATTAGGGCATAGTAAGAGAGATGTTCCGCGGTCACCAGGTAGAAAGAAAAAGAGTGACAAACGTGTGAGGTTGCCCTATTTGAAGCGTGCTCTTAGTTATGAGGCCAGTAAGGTTGCTGGCTTCAAAAATTTTGGTAGATCACCACTGTACGACTTATTCGCTGAAAAGTATGGGAGTTCAGATGCAGAGGTTGAGATTGAAAAATTTTACGCCTATAAGTATGGGATGGACTTTCAAGTTCCATTAGACTACCTAATGTTTATATATGGAGAGATGGTATATACGTTTAATTCTTTGCAAGCAGAAGTTGTGAATGCTTTTGAAACAGAAGATTATTTTGCAGTGATTAGACATCCATTAATTGATACCATCATGATGAAGGATTACGGTGCGCCACCACCTGACATCCAGTCATTGTGCCCTATCTAAACCCCTAGCGGCTTTTCTAATATCCGCTTGGAGTATTGTTGCAC